CTTTTAAAACTATTATTCCCATCAAATAGATTCAATAATTCTCTAATTTTTTCTTCATCTTGAATGATGCCCTTCAATTCAATCCACATTATTTTCCTCTAAAATTCTTTTTTTATATTATTAAAATAACGTCCAATTTCATTTTCACAATTATTAATTTCAAATATTAATTCTCTTTTTTTATCTTCTAATTTTTTAACTATTTGTTTTTCTTTATCATTTAAATATTCAAAATAATCTAATTTTGCATTATAAAATTCTGTATTAATAGATAATAATTTTCCATGAATACTAAATATTAACTTACCTATAGCCTCGAATTCAGTTTCAAAATAATTCCTGAATTCTTCATAATCAATAAATTCGACATTATTTTTATTATTAATGTAAAACCATGCATTATACATGTAATAATTATTAATCCTATCATCCATAGAAATAAAAGTTACTTTTTCAATTTTAAATTCTTTTGTAACTCGATAAAATGTATCACCAATAATTAAATTTTTAAATGTAACATTTTTCATGTTCCCTCAATATAACAAATATCTGGATAAATCCATCACTTCATAAAATTCACTTTCATTTATCCGATTCGCTTTTAATGCACAATTATCACATACCAATTGACTCCCAATTTTTGACATCATTCCACTATTACACGATGGGCACTTTTCATTTTCTTTGATTAATTTACTTTTTTTCATTTTTAACGTATATCCCTATCTGTAATATTCTTATCTATATCATCATACTTGTCACCCCAAACCCAACATCCAAATATTTTAGAATAATTTATAAAACCATTTAAAAAAGTACCGGATACATAATCCCATATCACTTTTAATTTCATGTTATTTATCACCTCATTATATCTATAGGTTCTCCATATATTTTAACCTGTTCTGTCATAATTGTCCCTTCAGGCCACCCTCCAAATAGATTTATTTTATCCCATTGGATTTTTCCATTTTCAATTAAAAGTTTTTTTGGTAATCTATTAACTTTATTTTTTATTTTACACTTAAAAACTAATAGATTGGAATGAAAATAACTTTTTATTAATGCTCCATTATAAAGTATAAAGTCTTTAACATTCTTTAAATTTTCAAATACTGTTAATAAATATTCTTTTTGACGACATTCATCATCTGTTTTAACCCATTCATCTAATTTATATTCAACGGTATAAAGAAAAGAAAAATATCTATTACCAATATTAATAACCAATTTATAATAATCTTTAGATTTTCCTTTCATTTTAATTCAACCTTTTCTGAGTAAAAAATTATAAATCTATCTAATGGTCCAACATGATCACAAAACTTTCTTTTTGAATCTTCAAAAATTAGAGTACAATTATTTTTGAAATCATCAGTCAATTTCTCTCCACTCTGTTTAATATCATTTAATAAAAATTTTAATATTTGATTTTTTTGAAATTCAATTTGCACTATCTTTTTCATTAAACTTGCCTTTCGATTCCATATAATTTTCCTACATTTTTATCATAATAAATTTCTTTTATCAATTTCATTTTACCACATCTCAAACAATATCTTAATATTGTATTTTCAACTTTTTCATAATAATATTTTTTTGTGATAATATCTTTACATCGATGACAGATGAATATAGTTTTTCTGGCGGTTCTAATTCCAATTTGTGATATCATTTTTTTATTCTTTTGCCTATTTCTACATCATCTGTCAAATCGTTTTTATATTTTTCAATCCATTTAGAAAAACTTTCAATTTCATCTAAAACACATCTTATTGTGCTTACACACGTTTTTTTTCCTCTTGATTTTTCATCGTTATAAATATCTTCATTTGTGAAATCTTTTAACCATAATTTAATCCTTTTAATTTTACCAATAAATTCACCGATTGTCATTTTTTCCATCTCCATTCATTTTCTATATACTCTTTTAATTCATCCAATAAAAATTCTATTCCAGGACTACGATAACCCGCATTTTCCCATATTTTTTTTACATATTCTAAATATATTGAATACAATTTTCTACTAATATACTCGTCATGAGATATTTTTTCTATATGAATATCCTTTTTAAATATATCTTTTATTAAATATAATAAATCATATTTATTTACCACATAATTAGAAAATATATGACAGAAACCATTAACATAATCTTTATAATTATCATTTTTAATCATTCCGTAAACAATTTTAGCGTATGCAAGAGTCGTAATACCATTCCAATAATGGTTTACATATCCATCTATAGATTCATTTTCATTTTGCAAAAACCATTCAAAAAGGAATTTTTTTGAATCAATTTCAGGACCAATAATAGAAGTTCTTAAATTGATTACATTATCACTTAAATATTCTCCCATCATTTTTGATTTTCCATAAATATCATTGGCACCCTTCAAATCATTTTCCTCATAATAATTATTGGATTTCCCGGAGAACACACAATCTGTCAATATTTGAATTAAAATCGTTTTGTGTTTTTCACAAAATTCTTTTAAATAATAAGGCAAAATACTATTAATTTCAATCGCTGTCTTAATAGAACCAAAATCATTTTCTTTAATAAACGGTTTAGTCACACCCACACAATTAATAATAAAATCATATCCGATTAAATATGGGGTAAATAAACTATAATCAACAGGAAATGAAAAATCAAGATACTTAACTTTTATATTGTTATATTTTTTGATAAATGACGAACGAATATTATTATTTCTCATAGAAACAGATAACTCGATATCTTCTTTTTTTGATAAATAATCTGTTACCATAGAACCTAACATACCGTTTGCGCCTAAAATTAATACTTTTTTCATTCTACCTCCATATATCCACACCATATCTAAAATCATCATTGGCACTTTCAGATATAGACATATTTGAAAAAAATAATACTTTACTTTGATTATTATTTTTATCTATTTTCATCAAACCATTTGCATACCCACCGGGAATATGCAAAATCTCACAATCATTCTCCTTTAAAATATACCATTCGGATACTAAATCCCTGGATGGATTATCAAAATTATCTATTTTTACCATTCCTGTTTTTACCATTCCTGATAAACATAAACAATATTTCTCTTCTTTTTTATGACCATGCCAGCCTTTAAATTGATACCTATTATCTAAAGAGACTATATAAAATCTTTTAATCTTATTTAAATCAATTCGGAAATCATTATTAAATAACAAATTTCCAAACTCATCATAATATATCCCACCTTTTATTATTCTATTTTTAATAATATCATGTTCAAACAAATAATTTTTACAATTTTGAACAAACTTAATCCCGATAGGAATTTTATCATATAGAGTGTCTACACATTTTTCAAAATAAAAACATTTCAAACAATCCATATTCACAACAGATTGATTTTTATCATAATTATATTCATATAACAGTCTTCTAATCACTTTTACCATCCATTTTTCAATACCAGTGTGGCCGGGATATCCCGGCCACACATAATAACAAATATTAAAATTTTAACACTTGAGATGGAGATCCGGTCCCTAAACTACTCGATTGTGAAGATATTTGATCCACAATAAAATTTGACAACTTAGCTGATTTTTCCGCTGTTAATTCTTTCGCGTCGATATAATCATCAAATTCTACAATACTTTTGAAATTATCAAGAAATACTGAAATCCGATCATCCGTATTCAATCCAATCAATAACATAAGAATTGATTTTGTAATTTCTTTTCTTTTAACTTCATCTAATTTATTTTTAACATCCATGGCGTTTTTAATATCATCATTAGAATCCCCATCAGTTAATACAAAATTGATTGAATTATTATCATAATCCCCATTCCTGAGATTTTCAGAATAACTGTCATTAACTTCAAGAATTTCATACGCCGCATCATAAAGATTAGTCATTCCTGAAAAAGTAATATTTTCATACTCATTATCAACATCGATCTGACTCAATTCTTTATACCCGTGGAACTCTTCCACTCCTATCCTGCTATTGAAATAAACCACACGGACAAGTAAATTATCAGCAACTATCTTATTCAATTTACACCCATTGATGATATTTTTAATTGTTTTGATTATCAAATCTCTAAAACCTGAAACGCTGGGTGTCGAATCGATGCACAATGTAACGAGTGTATATTGACTCGATTCCAGTTTATCGACCGTTACACCTGAAAATTGAAAATCGCCAGGTGCTACAAAAACTTCCATATTATCCTGATCATAACGTGGCATCTTTATTTCTCCTTTTTATTTAAAAAATTTTTACAATGTATTGTAGAAGGAATGAAAATAAATACATCTGTTGGATCTTCTATAATACACTCATTGGAACGAATACAATCACTACATTTAGATTGTATTTTCAATTCTTCATCTTTTTTATATAATTCAAATCTTGTCATTATATCCCACTTTTCAACAATTCAGTAGATGTAATAAGATTCGCGTTCCTACTTTCCATATTTGCTAAGAATTCATCAGCTTCTTTTTCAAATCCTTTCACGGGATTCATACAATCCGTTAACAAATACATATTTTTAATCGATTCTATTCCAAAATTATCAGCTATATCCTCAACGGTGAATCTAACACAATGAGAAGAAGCATATCCGGCAACCAATAGCATCGTAGAATCTTCTAATTTTTGAACTAATTTTTTATTTAACATGGTCCCTGTATCTTCAGGATCTTCAACATCGGCTTTCAAAGCGGAATAATGTTCTGTTTTGATATTGCTGCCTTTAGCGGTTTTGTTAACAACGGCTTTGTATTTTTGTTCCCATCGTATCAAAGCATCGTATAATGGTGGGTATACATTAGCGCCCCATGAACCAATTAAACAATGTGGCGGCCAAATACATAATTCAAATCGCCCATTAGCTCTCAACGATTTTACATAATGGAGACCCCAATCTCTTAAAGTCGGAATTGTAGGCCGCCATTTTCCATTTTCAACATCCTCTATATGAATAAGTGTAAATATTCCCGGATGTTCTCCTTTTGAATTAATCCAGAACAAAGGATTTGCGATATGCATTTGATGATGAGAATCCAGGGTTTCGTCGATATCATCTAATTTATGCCCAATAGTATCAACCAGATTGACAATATTCATAATGCTTTTTTCCGCATTCGTTACGTACAAACTTCCCTTTGGATCGACAAAATCATTCTCCGGATCCACTATAAACAATTTAATTTTTGTTTGTTTCATTATTTTTCTCCTTTATATTTTTACTCTTCAACTTCTTCATAAACTTTTTCAAATAATTTACCCTCGTGTGGATAAGGATAACCGTTATCATCTAAACACAGATAAGACCCCGCTTTTCTAATTAATATACCTTCTAATGTGTCAACTGCGAATTTTTCATTCATTTTAACCGCTTCCGTTAATACTTTTTTTCGATACTTTTTAAATTTAAAATTTTTAACATCATCTTTTGTTATTATATTCATTTTAATGTCGCTCTCCATAATTTCGTATCTTCTATTAACATGACATCATTCCCTTTATTAACTATTATCATATTGATTATATCACATTTTACCGTTTTTATTTTATCCTTCTCGAACCTGGAATCAAAAATTTCAATTTCACGGTCTTCCAGATTAATAACCAATCCATTTTCAAGCACCACAAAACTAATAATATCAATATTATCTTTCTCACCAATAATTTTATATTCATTATAATTATTATTGAATTTTACTACAAACTTTTTCAATTCATTTTTCTTTTTACCTATCACAATTAAAATATTTCTTTTTCTTTCGCAGTCTATTATTCTATATTCATCCAGTTCTTTTATATTCAATGAAACACCCCAATTTTTTTGATATACCGGTATAAAAAACCAGCATTTTCCCATAATATTCTCGTAAATAATTCCAGGAAATATTTTAAAAGCGTATTTCATTACACTCCATTTATTTTTTACCAGTACCAGTAATCTTTTACCATTTTCAATTGTCACATGGAATATATTATCAGCATTTTTACAATATAACTCATTATCAATGATTAAAAAATCTTCAATTTTTATATTTGTTTCAGTTTCCATCCCGCTATCTAAATTTTTCAATGTCAGCATAGTTTTCTTTTGTAACACTTCATAGGGGGTTAACTCATTATCTAAAACAATATTTTTTGAACAATTTGAATATTTTTTGTTATTGATTTTAATTGAATTTTTAAAAACAAATATTTCCTTTCCCAGAATTTGTTTATAATAGATAATTTCATCAGAAAATTCTTTATATAGAGTAATTGAAAGATTTTCTTTTGAAATTATTTTATCTATTTTTATCATAGTAACCACTCCGGCGGTTCCGGGAGGAAATGTTCTCTTTCCATGTAAAAATAAATCTTTAAACCATTGATTATAATTTAGCGGTATGATTGAGAAATCTCTAACCGCTGAATTTAAACTTACACCTTTATCATAAACAGATGCACCATTTTTCATCCTTTTTAAAACATCTTCTTTTGTATTTCCATAATTCGGGTGCGTACCTTTAAAAGGGTGCGTGCCGACAAATAATTGAAATGCTATTATTCCAAATGAATAGAAATCGGTCAATTCATCAAAATCTTTTTTTGAGTAATCTCGAATAAACGGAGAAATCGCCATTGGTGGAAATGATTTTGTTTTCCATGCACATGTGTCAAGAAAATATATTATAGAAAAACCAAATGTATTGATTAAAAAATTTAAATCATTAAAATCAACAACAAGACATTCTTTTTTATGAATATAGATTAATGTTTCCTGGATGAATTCAACAACTTTAATTATTTTATTCACGTTAATATTATTTATTTTCCAGAATTTTGTATTGAACAATCTCATGATGGGCAGAGTATTATTATCTATATTTGTCATCATTATTTAGTAATATCTCCTTTGGATTGATTATATAATCTTTGTCCAATTCGGATAATTCTTTGATTTTATTCATCGATACCATTTTATTTTTATCATGATATACCTTCAACACGTTACTTTTATATGAATAAATATTAGCTTCACCACCTTTAAATATAAAATTGTCATGTTCATTAATTCGTATTGTTTCTTTTTTCCCTAAAATTTTAAATGTTAACATTATTCTATATCCCTTAATATGTTTTCTAAAAGATTCTCATAAATTTACTTCTCGACAAAACTAAAACCACCAATTGTAATATCATCTAAATTATAAGTATTTTCTTTTTCAAATTCTTTGAATACTCTATTCACTCTCCTCTGGATAAATTCTCCATTTAATGATTTAAAATCAATTAATTTTTTAATAAAATCATTATCCTCTATTCCCGGAAATGTATTTATCCCATCCGTTGTAATTAATATAAAATCCAAATCATTTACTTTATATTCTTTAAAAAAAGAAAATTCTAATTCATGGGTTTCAAATGAACATCTTTCCATTTTAAATTCATTTCTATTATCAAATAATACTCGAATTCGAATGAATTTATTATCTGGAAATTCTTTATAATAAGCCCTTTTTAAATTTTCTTCAAATCTATATGTTAAATAATATGGAGCATTTAATAAATATTCAAATTTATTTACTTCTATTTGACCATTTTTATAACCAATGATTAAATAGCCGTCATTCAATATATTTGCGTATACATTAGATTCAAAAATATGCAAAATTGAAATTGTCGTATTCAAAATCTTTGAACTTAATCCTAAATGATTAATATTATTTTTTACTAAAAAATAAACAGCCGTATTGTCAATTTCATCCATTTTATGAACATTTTTATCTTTTATATTTAAATCAATTCCATTTTGAAAAAATTTTATATTCAAATCAAATATATTTTGAAAAAAACCAAAATATCCCATTGATAATATTCTAGACCCCCAATCTGAAAATTCCTGGGAAGAACAACCATCTGAAATTACAACCATAGGAATTTGTTCTTTATTACTTTTAATCCCGTAATCTTCACACATCTTTACCTTTTTAATCCCATTAATATTATATTTTTCCTGTCTTCCAGGCTTAATTATCAAATCTGTATTAATTTTCATTTTCCAATTTCTCCTTTATTTTAATAAATACTTCATTTAAACACTCCGAACAAACACATATTAAATCGGTATTTTCAGACAAATAACTTTTCCCAGGTTCAATAAAATATAAAATATATCCATTTTTATATTCGCTTCCACAATAACAATATCCATTTTTATATTCTTCGATTTTAAACATATTAACTTATCCAACTAAGAAAATCTCGAACTTCTTTTTTTATCTCTTTAAATTTTTCTTTTACATGATATCTCATCAATACTCCTTAATTGTATTATTCACCATAATACATTATAATACAATTTCATATTTTTGTTGACAAAAATCACATATTTTTTCATATTTTAATATTTTTTGCAATTTCTCAATTCCCATCTAAACGTTTTACTTCATTTTCTAATTCTTTACCGTCTTTTATTCAAATTCAAATATCTTTTTATATGCATCTTTTATAGATTTCTTCCAGTCGTTTCTTGCCATAAATGTATATACATTCGATTCGCTCACATTTTTTTCACTTAAAATATCCTGTGCATCTCTTATTGATATTATTTTGATATCCATATCGGTATATACGTCTTTATGCGACGTGGCTATTATAACATTATCTCCATATTTTCTCTTTAACTTCGTTATATCATTGCCAAAACTTGAACGAAAAGCGTAATTATCACCGATTCCACCCATAACCGGAATTATTTTTTCACCATTCCATTTTTTTAAATTCTCTATTATCCTCTTAGCGGTTTTTTCATCACTGACAAAATTGTCTGAATTATGAATATCATTAGAACGAATCCCACCTGTCATGAAATGGGCATGCCAGATTACATATTCCCTATTTACCAGTAATTTACACCCATGTTTAAAATTCCTATAAGTAAAAATAGTTTCCTCTCTATGACCGACCGGTGATAATTCCAGGGGATAATTTAAAGTGTGTTTTCGATTGTATAAAAATGAAGAATATAAATGTTCACACTCATCTATATGTTTATTTTCATCTATTATCCATTGTGAATTGTAATTTAAATTATCTATCTTATTAATCCCATTATATTTTAAATGATTTATTATTGAAAAATAATGAGGTATGCAGCAGGAAACTATAGTTTTATCATTAATTATAGTTTTACTTAAACATCCCAATACATTTTTTTCCGGGATATGGTCATCATCCAATCTCCAGATCCAATCATTCCCGGCAATCTCTTTAATCAATTGATGCCCTGTAACCTGCCCTCTACCATTTCCGAATTTTACCGACCATCGTATCTTATTTTGATCAAATTTATGAAAAATAAAGTTATAAATAGTATAATTTCTTAAATCCACTCTATACTGTGACGGCGTGTCATCATATATTATTATTTCATCGATTGAATGTAAATGCGTTTGATTCAGAATGGCTAATAACACGTTATATAAAATGTTATATCTATTCCTGGTACAGATATCAATTGTTATTTTCATTTATTTTTTTCTATAATATATTGTTAAATATATTATTACCCCATATACACTTATGCCTATTATATTTGCCAGAATTAAACTTAAACTCTTCTTTATAATTCCATAATATTCCCACCATATCAACCCATGAAATAAAACAATAAAATTAGCTAAAGAAACATCTTTACTACTTTTTTCTTTTAGTAATCGTAATATTTGAAAAATCCCGGCAAAATTTGAACTGATACCAACTATCACCATCCATATTTCTATCAATTCAAATTTCATTTTTCACATTCCATCCGTAAAAATATGTTTTCGTTTCCCGGAAAGTGTTCAATAAAATTTTCAGCTTTATTTCTCCAAATATTTTTAAACCCCGCACTTTTCAGTGAGTCTCTTAATTGCTTTTCCGTATATAAAAATAAATGATAACAATAAGGTTTCCATGGTTCTGAGAAAAAATGCCCATATAACTTATAAATTTGATTTGTAATATAATCATGATTTAATAATTCACTATTATACTTTTCATACAATTCAATAAAATATTTACAGCTATAATAGAAATCGGGGGTTTCAACAATTAATTTTCCACCCGGTTTTAAAATTCTAAACCATTCCTTTAATACATGAATTCCTTGATTATAATTAAAATGTTCAAGTAGATGGGAATTATAAATTTCATCAATTTCATTATTTTTATACATGGACAAATTTCCAGCATCTACTTGCAATACACCTAAATGTTCATATTCGGGATTCACATCACAATTGATATATCCTTCTTTTATTCTTTGCCCGCAACCCAAATTTAACTTTTTTAATTTTATAATATTATTTTTTGTTTTCATCGCTCATAATATCCAGATAAATCCTTTTATATCTATTATTTTCTCTTTCCTTTATTTCATCCAAAAAATCATTCATCTGTTCATAAAAATAATCCTTTTCTTGTTTATGAACAGACCTTACAAAATAATCCATTTTTGTATTTTTAAATACAAAAACGTATTCATCCTCTCTCCATGGGTTTTCCTTAACAAATATAGCTTTACATGCTTCATGAAAATCATAATAAAATAATATCTTGTTATACTTCATATTATCAAAATCTACCATTTTAAACTCCTTCTAATACATATACTCATATTCACATCTAACTATTATTGAACAGAGTATATGAAGTATCTTTTACTTTTTCAAATTTCCTTTTTAAGTCATTAAAAGCTTTTTCTTTCTGTTTCTCCCATTCATTCTCTTTAAACTCTTTAAATTCTTTCCAGGTTTTAAATATTCCAGTTTCAACGGTAAAAATTACACCCCGCTCATCAACAAAAACTTCTTTTTTTGTAACCGGGTTAATTCCAAAATAAATTATTTCTTTAAAATTATTCTCATAATTATCGTAATAATAAAATTGTTCTCTGTATTTTGGATTTTCTGTACTCATGTTTGTATCTTTAAATATTTAAATTCCACTTTATTTGCCCCACTAATCTATTCATTACTGTTTTCTTATTCCAGAATTTATTAATATCCAATATAACAAAATTAAAATCCGGATTTTTAAACTTTTTTATGTCCAATTCTTTCATTAACCACATATACATACAATGTACATCCTTTTGATATATTATATCTTTTTCATTGTAATCTTTATTTTTCTTCTTTTTCAATCTATTTTCTATGACTTTCAAATCATTATTTAAATAAATTATTAAATCCGGTTTTGGAATACCGTTAACAATGTATTCCATTTCAAGATAATGATGAAGTAATTTTGTTAAATATTCATTATTTACACAATTTTTTATGTAATTTGCAAACAGATAGGCTATACTAAAAAACGATCTATCCATTAGTATAATATATCCAGAATACAAATATTGTTCAATTTCATCTTTATGATACCATCTATCCATTGCATAATATAATTGTAATTCATGAGTTGGAATTCTATGCCCACTATTTAAATTTTCCTTTATATATTTGCCATAAAAACTATCATAATCGGGGAAACTGAATACTTTTACTTTAAATCCTTTTTTTTCATAATACTCTTGCAACAATTTAATTTGTGTCGATTTCCCGGAACAGTCAATACCTTCCAGAACAATTATTTTTCCTTTTTTTGAATATTTTTCACCACATTGTGTACATATAAAATATTTCTCAATAGGACACCATGTCATATAACCATGTGAGAGACTAAAATAACAAACATTTTTTGCATGTAATTTGCTCATATTTTTATCCTTTACTATATAATATCATATGATTATTCATAACTTAACATTTTTAAAAAAAACATCTGAAATTTATGATTCCATTGCAATCATTGGAAAAGGAAAAAACGCGGATAAATATACCCTCGATAAAGATAAAATATTCATTTTAACTATCAATGGCAGTTTTCTAAATTATAAAAATTATTCCCACTGCACCTGTATAGTAGAAGGGCATTTAAATAGAAATCTACCTCTCACCATGGATGATATTGAAAATGGGATTATCATAAAAAGAAAAGATATTAAAGAAAACAATCTGGTTACTGGATGTACACCATCTATTGTAATCAGTTATATAATTCGATATACGAATTTTAAAAATATTTTTCTGCAAGGTTTTTCAATGGATGGGGCTATCGTTTTAAATGATCCCACGATTACGAAAAAAATACAGGAAATATATAAAAATTCTATTGAATTATATATTGAAAATAATAATATCGAGGAATCATATAAATATTTTCAATATCATACTCATGAATTTGTAGGACAGATAAATCATTATCCATATGAATGGGATAGACAGGTGGCGGCATTTGAAGAATGCTTTAAATTGAGTGAAAAATATAAAAAAAATTTATGTTTCATTACACCATGTACCAGGAATAATAAATTTTTTAAATTTCAGGAAATCGATAAAGAGTATTTGAAATAAAAGCGCCCTTTTACCGGCCTGTCCGGTGCAGCCGCTTCACACCGAACAAATCAGCATTGGACAAATTCGTACCGGATAAATTCGCACCGGATAAATCGGCGCCAGTTAAATCCGAATTGGACAAATCCGTATCGGATAAATCCGCGCCGGATAAATTCACACCGGATAAATTCGAATTGGACAAATCCGTATCGAATAAATCCGCACCGGATAAATTCGCACGGGATAAATTCACACCGGATAAATTCGCTCTAAGAGCGATCCATTGCCAAAAAGCGCATATCTCAAATTAAATTTTTACAGTTTCGATGCTAATTTCATTTAGCCACAATCGGGCTTCATCCAATTTTGTTAAAACTACTGCCTTTTCCCATGAATTTTCAAAATACTCATCGATAGACTTTCTCAAATCAATAATTTTTTTATCTAATTCAAACTGTGTCATGTTAACCTCCATATACTATTATAATATAAAAAAATACTTTTGTCAACTATTTTCTTGAAAATTTTTAAAAAATATATAACAATATGGAAAAATTATTCAATCCAACCAACAAAAACAAATATATAGGGGATACCAATAACATAATTTACAGATCAAACCTCGAATTAAATTTTTTTCATTATTTCGATAAAAAACAAGAAATCCTTGAATGGGGAAGTGAGGAATTAAATATCAAATATTTCTATTCGGTTGATAATCAATTTCATCGATATTACCCGGATATTATTCTCAAATATAAAAATAAAAAAAATGAAATTAAAAAAGCGATTATTGAAATAAAATGTTTCAAAGAAGTCGTGGACACAGTTTATTATTTGTTAAATAAGAAATCATTCAATAAAAAAAACTCAATTGATTTGATAAAAAAGATATTGAAAATCAATGAAAATGAAATAGCTCCCCTATTGAAAAAATATAAAAAACCAAAACGGATTACGAAAAAACATATGGAATATTTAAATGGGGTAATGAAAAATATAGATAAATGGATATATGCTCTTGAATTTTGTGAAAAAAACAAATTGGAATTTTATATATTTACCGAAATAGATTTAAAAAGATGAAACTAAGTTCTATTAATATTCACACCACACCCGGTTTCGTGTGAGTAATACAAAAATATTCCTGTCAACTTTTTTCTTTATTTTTTAAAATTTTTTCAGAATTAAAAATTAATTTTATTTTTTAGTTAACAAAAATATTATTTTATATTATAATATAGATGTAAGACAAAATAAAAATTATGAAGGTAAGTAAAATGTTCGGTGAACATGGAGTTGAATTTAAATGGTTTGGATGCGGTGTCGATGGAATTCATTTCAATGTCTTTTATAAAGATGGAGAATTAATTCCCTATGGTTATTTTCCTATCTGGTTGTCAGCAAATAAAGCAAAAATCATTTTAAATGTAAATGAAGTTACACCAGATATTGGAAAAAAATTAAAACAAGAAATAATGATCATCGTAAAAGAGAAAGTTGAAAAATTTGAAAAAGAATTAAAAGAGGAACTTGAAAAACATCCTCTTATCGAAAAAATTCAAGAAAAGGAGAAATAACCATGACGGCTATAACAAAAAAAATGACAGAATTAAACAGATTAAATCAAAAATTGGTATGGAATGAAACAAAGGAAAAAGACTTATTTTTTCCTGTATCCGAAGAAGAAAATTTCGTCCAGGGAACTCCAACTGGAAAAAAAACCCTTTACAGAATGGATAGGGATCGTATAGAGATCATATCTACTGTTGGTTTGGGATACAGTGTAATCCCAAATTTGAAAATTCATAATGCGGTTCAATCATTCACAAATAGACTAAAACTAAACCGTAAGCTTAGTTCCATTCAAAAAAACAAAAAGACAAAACTCGTATATGATATCAAATCCAAAAATGGAAATAACATCGACATCGATAAAAATAATGATGGCGGGCATCATATTAAACTATTTGTTAATAATAGTTATGATGGGACCACAAAAATCTCATTTGAATTGGGAATATTCAGACTGGTATGTTCTAATGGAATGGTTGTTCCTATCGGGGAAACATATAAAATGACAAAAAAACACATCGGTATTTCTCAGGAACCGGGAAAATTTGAAAAAAATGTTCATAACTTTTTAATGAAGACATTAAAAAAAGAAAACTTTCAAAAAATCTTACAAAAAATAGATTCCATGCAAAAAACAAAACCGACTATTAATTTTTCTCTATTGAAATCTCTTCCCATCAATCAAGTTTTACCTATATTGGAAGGTATAAAAAAATACGCAACAGTAGCAATAACTATCACTCATTACAACAAAGAATATGATCTGAGCAAAAAAATGGATAATGAAAAAATCAAAAATCTCATTTTAGAAAAAAAGGAATCAGAAAGAGCAAAAAAGAGAATTAAAACGGAAGAAAAAAAGTTAAAAAGACTGGAATATAATGAAAAAATTGTTTCTCTATGGAGTCTGTTACAATTTGTTATAAAAATTGTCTGTTTTAAAGTCAATCAAAACAGACGTTTTGATGTTATAAAAAAGATAACTTCAATGATGTAAATAGATTCACACCCAAAGGGGGTTTAAACCCCCTTTGGGTATATTAAATTTATTCAAGATAACTTTCTATATTTATATCACCCTCATCTTTATCTTCACTCAACATATCAATTACATCATTTTCATCGATATCTTTTGTTTTACTGGGAATATCAATATCTTCATCATCAAATTCAATCCCACTATCTTTTAATTCTTTTTTTAAATTCTCATCATCAACACCAAATTGTTCAATTTCATTAATTTCCTTTTCAATAGTATCCATAGATACATTATCCGCTTTTAAATCTTTATCGATAGCCAGCCTCATACTCATACTCATTCCATTTTTAAAGAGCGTTTCCAATTCATCATACTCTTTAACTTTATACTCACCCCATTCAAGAATTTCTTTCAAATTAAAACATCTCTCATATATTTTTCGATATAAACTTTCAGTCAAAGGTTTAATCTCTTCAAAAAAACTACTCCCGGAAAAATCAGGAACCATTCTATTTCTCCCATCAATAGCTTTACTTGTAAGAAACCATTTTAATTTAAAAAAAGCGGATTTAAAAGGGTCAAACGGATCAAAATATAATTCACCCAATTTTTCATTCTTTGTTCCAAGTAACTTATCGTTCTGGGGGATTCTCTGAAATATCAAATCGACCAACATTTTGGACAATTTGAATAATTTCACTTTTTTTTCAGTTTCCGGATCACTGGCATTTTTCACAATAAAAATATTTGTAAAATACAATTTTTTCTTTCGCATTAAATTATATTTTTTCATATCTTCATCGCTTCCATCCCAAAACGGTTGAATATATTTACAAATCGGACATGGTTTCCCGATAGTACCGGGGCATGTCTCCACGAAAAAATTACCATCCGGCAATCTAAAAAAATGTTGAAAAATAGTCAATACATGAATAGGTTTTTCATTTTTCTTTAAAGTTGATGGATCTATTTTTGTAGGTAAAAATCTAATAATGGCAGTGGATGGATTACCATCATCATCAAATTTTAAATTAAAAAATTCATCATCATGATCACTCTTAAATCCTTTTTTTGTTAATTTTTCTTTAGTTTCTTTTGTGGAATCTTTAAAAATTTTTGACTCTTTTATAAATTTCACAATATCAAACTTTTCATCAAACTTTTCATCAGTCCTTACATTCATACTTTACTCCTTTAATTATATTTTTTAAATAGATATATTTATCCAGCTTCAATTTATCTCTATCATCTTTAAATTTCAATTTTTCTTGAAATTTCTCATATAAATTCACAATTGTAAAAAAGAATATTTTTTTCTTTTCATATAAATCATACAACATATTATAATTTATTTTTATTTTTTTATCTTTTATTATTTTTTTTATTAAACTGACATCTTTTTTGTAATGATATTGAGAATTATCATGGTATAACATATAAGCATTGATAAAAGTATTATCGACCTCAGACC